ACGATACAAGCAACTTTCCATAGAACCGATTGAACGAGAGGTTGAAGTCATCGTCCTTTATGGCGATGCTGGTAGTGGAAAGACTCGTGGGGCATATACCGCAGACCCTGATTTATTCAGCAAGCCCACTGGGGATTGGTGGGATGGGTATAATGGTGAGCAGACTATTTTACTTGATGACTTTTACGGAACAATCAAATACTGCGAGTTCTTGAAGGTGCTTGACCGCTACAAATACCGAGTACCTGTTAAGTGCGGTTTTGTCGGTGCGAGATGGAACAAGGTTTTCATTACGAGCAATAAGCATCCAAGTCAATGGTATTCAGCGGGATTAACTCCCGCACTAAAACGACGGATTAGTAAAGTATACCATTTAAGATTAAACGAGGATGGGACAACTACCCAGACAGAAGAAACCCTTGATACTACGATTTCTCATCGTCGTGTTGGAGTTATTTTTGAAGATAAAGCAGATGATTAAATAATCTATTTCTTCCGTTTTTGGCTTTAATGAGCGAGCTCCTGCGAGCGTGGTATGATGAGCAAGCCATAGAATGACTAAGGAATACTATGGCTTACACACCTGATAGACGAACCCATTTAAACAACAACGGAATACATAGAATAGAGAAGCAAATGTTTTCTCTACGAGTGTAAAAAAATACACGATTATAAACTTAGGTAAGGTTTCTTATGTATTATTCATAATCTAATATATTATTAATAATCCCCCTTATCCATGCCCGAGCTATGCCGAGGTCAAAGGTGGAGAGGGGGGGTAGGGGGGTGTGGTTTTTTACAAATCCAGCGGACTCGGTCGAGGTCGTGGGGTGCGTTTTTTTCGAAAAAAAAAGTCTTTTTCATAGAACAAGGGGGACGAGTTCCCCCTTAGGCAGATAGTAAGGTGCTACATCTTAGATGTATCCCGTGCGGAGCGACCCGAAACTGCCGTCTAAAAAATAACTATTTTTTCAATCTATTTTAGTTAATGATTAGGTCATATTTCAAGATTTAGAATAAAACTTTAAGATATTACTATTAACTAACTTTCCATCCAAAACTGGACGAGGGGGTATTTTTATTTTCTCAACATAAAAACATAACAACAATATGCCCCGTAAGTCTAAGGCTCCATCGGTTTCAGCTCTAACTTCTGCTATGAAGAAGGTCGTGCTCGGTGCTAACTCTACTGGTCAGCTCCGTAAGCGTGGTCAGCCAGCCCGTGCCTATACAGGTCGGGGTTTTTACAAGGGTTTTGGTGGACATTTAGGTTCAGCCCTTGGTGCTGGTATCGGTGCTGCTTTCGGCAACTCTGGTGCTGGTGCTGCTCTCGGTGGTGCTATCGGCAAGTTCGCCGCTAAGGCAACTGGCTGGGGTAAGTATAACATTTCACGCAACTCTTTAATCGCATCCGTTCCGCAGATACGCAATCCTAAGAAGGAAGGAATGACGCAGATTCGTCATTGTGAGTATATTGGTGATGTCTATTCATCAAGTGATTTTAAAATCCAATATGCCCTTCCTATTAATGCTGGAATGCCTTCCACATTTCCTTGGGCGAGTTCTATCGCACAAAACTTTACTCAGTATGAAATGAATGGTGCTATGTTTGAGTTTCGCTCTACTTCGGGAGATGCGACTGGTTCAAATACGGCTCTTGGCTCAGTTATTTTAGCCACAAACTATGATAGTGTTCTACCTCCATTCACGAATAAACAGCAGATGTTAAATCAGGAGTTTTCCATTGATGTAAAACCTTCACAGAATGTGCTACACCCTATTGAATGTGCGAATGCTCAGTCATCTATTTCTCTGTTATACACGAGAACGGGTGCCGTCCCACCAAATACAGACCCACGCATGTATGATTTGGGAACTTTTTATCTTGCTACGCAGGGTAATCAGTTGGACGAAGATGGGAACCCAGTGAATCTTGGTTCGCTGTGGATTACCTATGATATTCTGTTGGCTAAACCGCTACTTGCGGGAACAGCTCAGGATGCTTCCTCTGCTCAGTTTACTGCTCTAAACTCATCTGGAACCCAGCCTTACACTAATCTTGGACAGCTTCATAATAGTATGGGAGTTGAAGTGTCCCCCGACCCATCGGGTACTGCGACACGATTTAGTTTTCCAGCTGGTTATCAGGCTACGCTGATGACTACGATTACAGGTTCTTATACCTTTGCGTCTGGAATAAATATGTCTTCTGTGCTTGACGCATCGGGTTGGAAGTTAGTTAAGCTTTTTGAAGGTTCCGCATATGAGAGACTAACACAAGATAAGTCTATTAGTAAATATACTTATACCATCGCTCTTCGTAAGGAAACCAGTCAGGAGGCTCATTTTGACCTCAAACTACTGCTGGGAAGCGATGCTCTTACAGACGCTGCTATCGTAATAACTGAGATTAGCGAGGATGTTGTAGATTTTTAAATCTATTACACAAACACATAACAAAATAAAAATGCCTAACTATTTTTAGAGCGTTTTAGGGAAACGCTGGGTTGAGGTGGGGGATTCACCCTCAAAAAAAATATTTCACAAAAGTGCGTTTTTAGGGTGTCGGGCTTCGGCGGGGGACACTCACGACGGGGCGTTTATTTCTCATTTATAAAGCGATTCCTCGCATTAGAATATAAACTTTACGACACCATTTTTGTGAAACGCATGTATGTGTTTGCTTCGGTCATATTCTGCGTGTATTCGCTTTTGCGAATGATAAATACACGCCCTTAGAGAGTTTACCCCGCCGATGACCGATACACTTCTTAGCACCATATCCAAATCAAATAAGCATCAAATAAGAACCATAAGTGAATATTTGCCCTGCTTACTCCGTATGGATTAGGTAGGGCTTTTTGAGGTAAGGAAATGGTAAGAAAAGATAAGAAGAAGGAGCAGAAGGAGGAAACCGAACTTCTGGGGAGCCAAGATAGTATTACCTTGGCGACTTCTGGGGAGAAAACTTCTGGGGAGAAAAACGAGGCGAGGCGTGTCGTCGGTGATGTTGTTGACTCAAAGACCGAAATAGGTAAGGAGACGAAGATGCGAAACGTCTGTATGACGTTGAATAACTACACGGATGTGGAGTATGAAAGCATTATTTCGTCCCAGTGTTCCTATTTGATTGTCGGTAAGGAAGTTTGCCCTACCACAAGAACCCCACATCTTCAAATGTATGCTGAGTTTTCTAACGGAAAAACACTCTCAGCGATAAAGAAACATTTTAAGACTAATCGCCTACATATTGAGATGAGACGAGGAACGGCGAAACAAGCTTCTCAATATTGTATGTTTGAGGATTACCCCGAAAACACAAAACTTAACCCGTATGTTGAGTTTGGGGAGATTTCACAACAAGGGGCGAGGACAGATTGGACAAGAGCCGTAGAACAGCTTCAAACTCGTTCTACTATTGTTGATGTAGTTATGGAACAACCACAACTACTGCCGTGTATTCGGGCATTAGAACGATACAAGCAACTTTCCATAGAACCGATTGAACGAGAGGTTGAAGTCATCGTCCTTTATGGCGATGCTGGTAGTGGAAAGACTCGTGGGGCATATACCGCAGACCCTGATTTATTCAGC